GCTGAACGTCTATGAAGCTATCTTCCCATGATGGTCAGACCGCTTTTAACTTTTTCAAGGTAGCCAGCTAATAATGGCTGGCTTATCTGTCCATTTACCCAATGAACAATGAAGCCTTTCTCGCACTGCTCTCCAATGTAGCCGAAGTCTCCATTAATATGACGGACGCTATCGCCTACCTTTAGTCTCTCTGAAGAGTCCATCTACCCCTCCCTCAAATTTATTGCTACGCTTTTCGATTTTTGGTCGATCATCGATCAAACTTTTTGTAAGAATTGCATCCAGTAATATAAAAATATTTGCAGCCACATGAGCTAGGTGGTGCAAACCACTTTCGGGATCGATGTTTTCTCCTTCTGTCCATGCATGAAAATGCCGGTGGGTAGCAGAGATATATGTAGATGCATTCACCTTTGTTTTTCTCCAGTTAAACGGTCCATACTTTTCGGCCCCGTCTTTCATAACCCAAGCAATCATCTTTAGCGGGATAGTGGGAATTAAAAAGAGTGGGGTCTTCTTATCTCCGAATGCTGCCTTTGGATTTGGTCCCTCACCCTTCTTCTTGACCGCCATATTTTTTCTCAAACTCTATCGTGTCTTTTCTTGCTTTCAGCTTTGCTAGATCCTGATACAAAGATGCTATCTTGCTGATTGCTTTTTTCATCTCTGCCTCATCAGAAATTCTATTCGCAAGGTTCTCTTTTATTGTGTCTATCTGACCCTCCAAATTGTAAATTTCTGTGGAGACTTTTTCGAACTCGCTCATAACAGTCTCGCTTTTGGTTGGTAAATTTCGTAATCGTCACAAGGATCTTTTGCTTCCTTGTCATGCAATGAACATCTCCACCGGACATGGTCATTGGCTTCAGCGTGTTTACAAGTGCTACACTTTTTCTCTGGAGCAACTCCATGCCAGCAAGTATCTGACTTCATGCACCAGCTTCTGCAATACCAGTCAGTCTCATCAATAGATTTTTTGGTAGCCTCATTGTCGAGGATGCGCTGGATCTTTGCTCTAAGATACATGATATAATCATGGTCAGCTTCTATACACTCATCCCAGTATTCAGAATTATTTTTGTTGTAAGCAATCAACATGGCTCTTCGAACTGGGATATCTCCTGGTCGCAGATACATCATAAGCTGTACCTGTGCGTAATATCTTTGGTGACTAACCTTGGCCCCATGCTTTTTAAATTTTTTAAACGACGCATCATTCATCGATTTAATTTCTAAGAGCATCGCTTCACCATCAACCTCGATGATGCCATCTGCATTCCCTATAATATGGTTATTAAATGCTGTGCCCCGATATTGTTTCCCAGTGTTGCCATCTTTCTCCCAAACATTTCGGTTGGCTTTTTTCAAATGCTTTAGAATTAAATTCTCCAGCATATGCCCTAACTCGAATATTCTTTCGGTCTTTGCGGGAAGTTCGTTATTCGGAAATCCTCTATGAGAGAATGCTATTTCCGCTTCGCATTCACTGCCAACATTCGAAGCACCTATGTACTCGCGAGGGGTGTCTTCTCTTGACGCGATTGCATCAATGTCTCTGGTTAAACTGCCATTTAATTCGTGAGCATCAGTCATTTGCCATTGCTTTCTTTTGCTCTTCTAAATCCAGCAAGCTGGAAATTGTGCCACTATCTACGACGCACATCAGTTTAACTTCATTGGGCAGTATATAAATTGCCGTCCATCCGGTTGATTTTTTGTCCACCCATATTTGGGTCAAGTGCCCTCTATTACTTAGACCAACAAAGGTAGGAAGCTGACCCTGCTTCATTAGCTCTTGTTTCCCTTGGTCGGCATTAACACAGGCTACTTGCCCCCATGCTGGAGGAGCAGACAACAGCATGAGGACAAGTATTCGGAACATTAAAATGGGATTTCATCATCCAGAAGCCCACCGCTCTGGTCAGGTTCTGCTGCTTTTACTTCAACAGCCTCTGTTGTCTTTTTGTTTTTTATGCGAACCAAGTTCTGTGGGCTTTCCATCTTCTCCGCAGTAGGCTTGAACACACACTCCCTACCGTTTAGTGGTTTCGCGGGTTCGTTTTGCATTTCGCCTTTCTGGTTTTGAAATTGCCTAACGGTTCCGTCGTCGTTTAATGGTTGCCTCATATTCACTCCGACAACTTTTCCTAGGAGGTCATCAGTATCGAAGTCTAACTGTGTCGGTTCAGCATCTTTAGGTAATGCATCACAGAGTACGAGGAGTTTGTGCAACCCTTCTTTTTCAATGCGAACATTTGTGGCTAAATTTTTTCGGTAGTTGGGATGGCCCTCATGTGCGTCTTTTCTGTCTATACAAAAATAATGATACTTCAAAGATACGTCAGGGAAGTGATAGTTTTTGTATTTGACCAGTATTTGTTTTCGATCCTTGCTGTCCCAGTCGGCAGTCAAATCTTCGACCTCTGCAATCTCACAAATGTTTTCCCCGTTGTTCCAACTTGGTTTGTAATCCGTTGTTCTTATCGGTTCTTCACCAGACAAATCTATAACTATTCTACCCATCTTATTTCTCCTTGTTGGTTTCGTCTTTAGCTTCAGCTTTTTCTCTGGCCTTTTGCAGAGATTTAAATTCCTCATCATCCATCTTCAGAATTGAAATCAATTCAGTCATGTCTGAATACGGCTCTATTGGTCGCAGTCGTGGAGGTCTACTTGGATCTCTAGTCTTTGCCTCCCAGCCATTGATAGACTGGGTCACGAAGAAGCGGTTCATTGCGCCGGGAATTTTTGTGCAGGGAGCTTTGTAAAATCCCCAGACATTATCGAATGCACCCATGAGGTAAGGCACTAACTTTTTCCCCATAATGTATGGGACGTTGTAAGGGCGGGTTCCCCCTGGCCTACCAAGATCATCGAGTGTTTCTTTTTTCTCAAGAGCAATAACAAGTTTATTGCACCAATCAAGTCCAGTAATGTCTCTGATGACTTTCTCAAGGTATGTGTTGTGGTCCTGATACATTGCACCATTTTGGGTCTTGTCGTATTTGTATTTGTGTTGACAGTAGTCAAAGATTAGCTGGCTTGCTTTTGTCAGGCTGTCTAATACAATTACCTTGTAGCCTTGATCCTTGGCGTAGTTTTTTACATAAGCAACAAGGTGCTTCAGACAGTAATCGCCTTTCTTTATCCTTGCAGCCTCTGCCGCCTTATCTTGAAGAGGTGCGTATCTACTGAACGGCATGAAATCAACATCATCATTAGAGATAGATGACAGGCCATTCTCTCCACTTAAGATTAATGTTTTGCCAAGCTTTGCTTGTAGTAGTGCAGCTTGGGTTGTTTTGCCGACGCCGGGTGGTCCAAACAAAAGTGTCTTCTGGTATTTGATTTCGACTGTCTTTGTAGACAGTGGCTTGAAATCACCTTCATCGTAGGCTGGTGCTTCTTCACTCATCATCTATCTCCACTGTTATTTTTCTTAGGCCGGGCTTTCGAGTTAGTGCCCGCATCAAGAGTTGCTTTTCTAGGCTGTCGGCTGGTAAGGCATCGAACTTTCGTGCGTTAACTTTGTAATCAATGCTCATACAGTCTGGTGTATCTTCTGAACCCAGCGGATAAAGTTCTTCCAGTATTGATTGTTCGAACTTTCTTATCTCGCTCTGGGAGAAGATTACTTTCATCTTCTTGCTGCTTATGTAGTGGAATTGCTCTCCGCTTTCATTGGGGAACATCGAACCAATAACATCTTTGAGATCTTTGTTTCTCTCATTGAGTTTTGCAATTGTCTTTGTGTTTTCTGAAAACTCATGTGCTGCTTCATAGAGTGCAGCTTCATCAACTGGCGGGGCGTTGTGCCCATACCCTACTCCGTTTTCTTTCATTCTTTCTACCTTTAGTTTTAAGTTTTATAATAGTTTGACTTTAATATAACTTAACATTAATAATTTGTGTAGAGTTTTTTCATCAAATAACAAAAAAAGAAGTAACAATGATAAACGTAAAGCAATTAATCGAAGATCTTGGCGGGATAAAAGCCGTCGAGAACGGATGTGAAGTCCATCGAACAACCGTACATAACTGGGTTAGGTACAACAGGGTGAACGATAAGTTGATGCACATGACATTCGACAAAGGTTTAAACATAAAGGATTACTGGAATGGAGAGACAGCAGTTACTGGAACACAAGAAGCGGGTGAAGGAAGCTGCTCATAAGTATGTCGAGGAATATAACTGGATACTTGTTCCCACAATTATAGGTTCTCCAACTAGTCACATACATTATAAACAATGGCGTTTGCCGGAGACACATCCAGAGTATCAACCACCACCATCTCCAGAAGAGATGTTGGGTTGGTTCGATGATAATCCTCCTATATCTGTTTTAGACAAACGTCCGGTTGAATTTTTTGATATCGCAGCAGTCACAGGTTCAATGTCGGGGATTGTCGTCGTTGATGCGGATAGTAAGGAGGCCGCAACGGAGGCACGAATGCTGGGTCTTACATCGCCAGTCGTCGTGCAATCTCGCAGAGGATACCATTACTATTGGTTAAACAATGATGAGGTTAACCAGCGCAACAAGGTTGGCGAGTTCCCTGGTCACAAGGGTGACTGGCCTCATGTTGTTGGCTTGGATCTAAGAGCCAATGGCGGCATCATCAGACTGCCTCCCAGTTATTGTTCTGACAAATTGAACAAGTATGTATGGATAAATGATTTTTCAGAGATCCAAGATGATAAAAATTACACTTGGAAAGCTATTGAGCGCGGCACATTCACCGCCCCAAAAGAAAAAAGATTTTCCGAAGAAGAGATAGCGGAGCTGCGGAAGAAGAATGTAATTGTCGTTGACTTTACTGGTGTCGAATTTGGTGACAAGGAAAGTACGATCTCGATGATCGAGAGTGGGGTGCCTGTTAAAGTAGGCAGTCGCAATCACACTGTAACAGCAATCGTTGGCGAGTTAGTCGCGAAGCGACATCCTCTTGAAAAGATTTCTGAACGGGTGCATGAACTTATGTCCCTCCCAAACTGGGAACATCCATTAGATGAAGAAGAGGTCGAGAGAACTATAGAGTCAATCATTTCCCGGGACAGGTTGCAAAACCCAGATGCTTGGGATGGAGACAACTACAAAGAACAAACTCCAGAGGTAGCTCCTGTAAAAGAGCATCGTCAAAAGCTTCAACCATTAATAACAAACGAAAACTTGGATGAGTTGCGGGATCAAATCGGAGACCAACAATTTATTATGTACCCTGCTCTGACACTGCCAGCTATATGTCAGGTGTATGGTTACTCCGGGCACGGCAAATCTCTTTTCACCGCGCACCTTCTTTATGCTGCCTGTTGTGGTCAGGACTTTGGTGTCTTCGAAAACAGAAAACAAACGCGAGTTTTGTATTTGGATTATGAGAACAGCTTGAATGAGATCCTTGAGAGGATGGAAAACCTCAGAAAGATTTTCACTGCTGCCGACGACAATGGGTTCGCGATCTACACTCCGGCAATGAAAGACGGAACTGTACTTACTCTGGATACGGAGCAAGGCATAAAAGAAGTAATGGCGAATGCTGAAAATCACAAAGCGGAAGTGATTGTGATAGATACTTTTCGAACAGCATTTAACGGGTTCAGCGAGAATGACTCTCACCAGTGGGCAGAGATAAACCGGGCGATATTGGTTTTGCGTAACGCTGGTTATGCAGTTATTGGCTTGCACCACGCAAACAAGGTTCAGTCATCCCAGAGTAAATCCGGCACAGTCACCCAGCTTGGATCTGAAGCTGGCTCGACGGCACAGTTAAACTTGCTGGAAGTACAGATGCGAGTGACACAAATCTATCCAGACACGGAAGCTGGCAATGCGGAAGCTGAAGAGACAAAAGGCATTGTCGATGATACTGGCTGGGAAGCTTTGCAAAAGGCAAAGCGCAAGAAGGAAGAACTTTATAATGAAGAGTACTTTATCAGAACCGCCATCAAGGTTAGCTATGGCAAAGTGCGAAACCGAACCCCTGCTCACCGCACCAGCTACATCGGATTTGGTGAAGCACAGGATGGCGAACCAGTCGTAATTGCGAGTACCCCATTAAGGAAACGGGTTCAATACCTTGTGGATATGGGTACACCCAGAGCGACCATTGCTGCCGAATACAACCTACCAATGCACCTAATTGATGACTGGTCAGAAAAAAAGTTGAAAAAAAATGATGCTGTAGAAACTGTCTTATGAAGAGCTTATCTGATGGGCCAATCGATTGGGTTTCTTAAGCGAACCCGAAGTGAGCGTGATGAACTCTTCATATATGCTCATCATAGACGACCGATTCTTTTTAATAAATCGGCCGGGATTAAGCTGTCAATAGATTTTTTATATGCATAAATAAAACTTTGCACTATATTCATTCGTAAGTTTGTTTAATCGCTAACTTATGAGGAACTTGATGCCAGCTAGACCAGTAATAAAGGCTGACATTGAACAATTAAAAAGAAACTGGGCAGCACAAATGCCCCTCAAACAAATGGCATCCGAAGTCGGGTGCTGTGTGGATACACTAAAACGTATCCTTAACCGGGAAGGGATAGCAATATTCCCAGCCGCCAAGTATCAAACTTCAAAGCGTCAACGTCAGCAAGTTTGGGAGAGACCTTGCCTCAGTTGTGGCTCTAAAAAGCCCAGACCTAAATGGCAATATATCTGCAACAAATGTAAGGAGCTTCACGCTGACTTCGCGTGATGACAACTGTAAGTACCGGATCAAGATCCTGTCAGAGATCAACGACAGGCTCGATCAACTGGTCGCTTACAATCATCTTTCGATGAGCGAGGCAGAAGAACTCCTCCTACAAATCTCATTAAAAACTTTTGAACGAAAGGCAGACGATGGCGAGACTGAAGAACCCGAAAGCCAAAGGCGACAAGTACGAGAGGGATTTAGCAAAATACTTTAACGATGTAATCTTCAACGGAGAGCCTCGCGTAAGCCGCGCTCCCCTCTCTGGGGGAGGGTCGCTTAACTGGCAAGCCGGAGGGGCTGACCTTTTAGGTTTACCTTTGTGGTTTGCCGAAGCGAAAGCTGTCGAGAAACTAAACTTCCGAACTGCCTTGGCACAGGCCGAAAGAAATGTAGGCATAAGAGACACTGGTGATATCCCAGTGGTCTTTTCAAAGATTAATCGGGAACCAATCGAGGATAGTGTGGTTGCCCTTCGCCTAAAGAATTTTTACCCATTAATGAGAATTCAGTATCAACTGAATAGAATTATTGACTGGGACGACGATGATTCGGAGTTTTAATAAACTCTCCTGATGTCTAAAACCAGAAACCCAATTGAGACCAATGGTCGAGCTTGATGAACAACGTCTACAGGTTCTGTTGAATAGAGCCGCAACTGATGGTGCCAGAGAAGCCCTCAAGCAAGTTGGTCTGGGCGACCCAGAGGCTGGCAAAGATATCCATGACTTAAGAAATCTCCTTGATGATTTCCGCTCCGCGAAAAGAACCATTTCAAAAACAATTCTCAAATCAATAACAGTAGCCATCCTTGGTGCAATCGCTGCCGCGACTTGGCTAAACTATGGCCCCCCGAAATAGAACATGTAATATCTGTGGTGAGACAAAGCCATTAGATGACTTCCCCATGACAGGCCGTTGGCATTTGAAAAAATGCCGAACCTGTTGGCAGAGTAATTACTTGAGGTACAACATGGCAAAAGCGACAAGACTTCGAAGATTTATACACGACTGCAAGCGAAAGTCAGAACGAATGGGCTGGCCCTTTGATCTCACAAAAGAATTTCTGGAAGAACTATTTGAAGATCAGAAAGGCTTGTGCCCAATCACTGGTTTTGAGATCACATTGGAGGGCACACAAGAGTCCAATCTCAAACGCTTCACCGCCTCCCTTGACAGGATCGATAGCAGTAAGGGCTACACGAAAGACAATGTATGGTTTGTCACTCTCCAAGCAAACTATATGAAGAGCCAGCTAACGATGGAGGAGTTGGTCAACTGGTGCCAGAAAATCGTAGACCATCAGTCAAAGAAAGTTTTATCCAAGTAAAACCAGTAGCGAATCTCATTTGTGGTGATAAGAAAAAAGACGCTTGAACTTTCTGTTCGTGCGTCTTATCAAAAAGCAGATCCAGTTGACTTTGTGGTGAAGTTCCTGGGTTTGTTGTGGGGGGCTGGTCCTTTTGGGGTCAGTCCCTTTTTATTTTAAGTGAAGGGCCATCCGAAAGTTTGTCTGTTAGTTCATCTACCAGCCAGACCATTGCTTTCATCGTTGCGTAATTACCAAACTGCTTTTCCATTTTTTCTTTTGCGTCCAGCAATCCTGATATAGCACATTTGATGGCCTCGTCCTTTGCCTGTTCTTGCCTACCGAAGATAGCCTCTTGATCATCTGGTAGGCCAAGTTTCTCTAAGATATTTGTTTCCATATTTCCTCCTGTGTAGTGTTGAACTTTTTCTACTACAGGACGGCTAATAAAAATATCCCCTTTTTTTAGTACTAGAAATTAGTTCTAAAAATTAGTACTAAAAATTAGAAGTAACGTTACATCGTAACATTAACGCCACTTGGTTTCATCGAAGTCGCAATAGTGTGACAAAGGCATCAGTGCGTCGTCATAATGTAGGTTTAAAAGCCACTGCAATGAATCTGTATTATTCTTGGTGTGGTAATCGAAAATGAAATCAATAATCTCGCGACTGTGGCCTAACCCCTCTTCCCAATATTTCAGCTTCTCGTTCCAGTGATCCCTGCCATGCATTTTATCAAAGGCTATTGAGTGTGCTTTCCACATTACAGCTTTGTGACAAAAGGCAGCTCTAGCGTTGACTCTGGTATAAAAGAAACGCCTTTGGTTGTCTAACTCGCCACTGAACTCCGGCATATCCTTTGACATTATCTCTCGTATGGGAGCATTCGGGTTTGTGGAGGATACAACATTGGCTTCCAGCTTGGTTCTAAATACTTGCTCAGACCATTTGTTCCTAACGGTCTTCGTTTTCGCTTGCCCGACTACACCCAGCCCACCCTCTGGGACTGGAGTAACAAGGTCACGATAACTCACCAGATGTTTTGGATGCTTCATCGCCATCGCCTTGTAGGTCGAATATAAGATTGGTGTAATTACATTTGCCCAAGGTGTGCAGATCCCTACGGTCACATCCTGCGCTCGACCAATGGTCTGGTTAAATGCGTAGTCCATTAGCCAAGTGGTTCGTTCTCTGCGCTGTGATGATGAGACATGCTTTCTGACTTCATCAATTCCAACTCGTTTGCCACTCATGTCGAGAAAATCTATTGAGCCGTGGTAATCTGAATGCCAAGGACATGCGTTATACGGAAAGAAGTAGCTCCGCATGGTAGTCTCGCTGATTATCTGATAAACGTCCCTGTGGTATGGGGTAAGCTCTTCTAAATATGAATTGTAGTGACTGGCATATTCTTGCAACAGGCCGACATTTGTCTCGCCGCCTGGCGAGGTATTTTGATTCGTTACTAATGTGAGGTTGATCATTGTTTTGTCCTTTGTGTTTATCCCCTTCCTCCCAAATTTAGGGTGAAGGATTATTTAATGAGTTTTTTTTACAAAAATCAAAAAAAAATTAGTTACAAACTAGTTTCAAACTACTGTCACCAAAGTTTGATGAGTCGTTTGTATCATCTCTACTATAGGTGGCTGGACCCATAACTTTTCTGCGGTCCTTGGGGTGTCCTACTATTAATTTCTGTCACCAATGGCTTGTTTAGTGACACTAGTGACAGTGCCGTAGTTTGAAAAAAGTTTGGTCATCAGTGAGCATGAATCTCAACGATATCACCCACATGCTTTTCCCTAATTGCTTTAACAACTTGGTCCCAGCTAGTGATAGTCGCGTCGGTTCCTAACTCATCATCGACAACAGTCGCTGGTTGCTCACACCATATGATCGCATAGTGATTACCTGGTCTGACTTCACCAAAGCATTTGATGTTATCGATAGTTACAAATTCCATATAGTTCTCCTTCGTAGGTTAGATGTGAAAAAGAAGGGGAGGACATGGTGGTGCCCTCCCCAACTATTGATCCAAAGGAAACCGAACTACCAGAAAAATTTGGATCAAGAGAAGGGGGAAAGTTACCGCTCTTCCCCCCAGTGGTGGCATTCGCACTACCACCACGACACCAGAACCAGTATCGAACTACTTTTTGGAGAACTGATTCCGGTGACATAAAAACTCCTACAATGCTGGTAAATTATTGACTGCATTTATCTTGGTCGCGTCAGCTACGCCCAGATATTTTTGTGTTGTGGTTATCTGGCTGTGCCCCATCAGCTTCATAACCGTTGCGATGGTTTCGCCATTCTCCAGCAGCCACGTTGCAAAGCTGTGCCTAAAAGCGTAACTCGTTCTGTCTAGACCTAACGCTTTTCTGCATTCAGTGAAGCTGTTAATCCATGACGGAGAATTAGTTCCACTGTCATTCTCAACAGTGAAGGGCCGTCCTTGAAAAGTAAGAAAGACAAAATCACTCCGCACACTTCTGGGAATAGTCTTCAGCATTTCGGCTACGATTGGGTGCAACGGAACCCACCTGGTTTTTTTGCCATTGCCGCCTTTGTAATTATAGAACTGAACACGGCTCTTTTCATCTTCGAGATGAACACAATCCCATGTCAGTCTGGCAAGCTCTATTGGCCTCGCTCCGGTGTACGCCTGTGCCAAGAACATGTTAAGGTGATTGCGTTTGTTTTTTGCCATCCACTCCAGCACAGCCCTAGCCTCCTCCGGTGTCAGAAAATTGTCTGTGTTTTCGTTCTCAGGAAAACATTTAATGGAGGGGCACCGATATCTTCCGTCGCTATAATTATAGCTGACACGTTCTGCCACTTTCATGGCAGCCCTCAGATAGTTTAACTCCGCATTCCTTGTGCCCCCAGCGATAGGCTTGTTTCGTTTAGCCTCGACCTGTATCCAACGAAACTTATTAAAGATTTCTATGTCCTTGTCACTGACAAGGGGCCAGTCGGCAAACCGCTTCGGGTAGTTGTATTCGCCACAATCAAAGACAGCCTTTACAAAAAACCTTGTGAAGAAGTAACGTGTCTCTTTACTTAGGTCTTCATTCTGTTTCCGGTATTCGAATGCGTCCTCTACAGTCCAGTTGTCTACGTTATTGGGATCACCCAGCACTCTCTTAGCTGGCAGTACAACTGATGCAACCTTACGTTCCTTTTTCAGATGCGGATTTTCATCCAGCACAATCTGGGTCAAAGCTTTTGCTATCTGCTTGGCGATCCCCTCATTGGCTGTGCCGGTGGATCTATGTACTGACTGCCCCGCCAGCACCTTGAACTGGTGCCCAGAGATATTTATTTCATGGTCGCGCTGCACTGTCTTAATGTTACCGACAGAGCTACATATATAGAGGTTTTGGCTTTCGCCTTTCTTGCGAATTGCAAACATGTGGTGATGCCTTTGGTTTGTTGTTGTCGTTATTACTTCTTGTAGAGTTTAGGATTTTCCTCTCTGTCTTCTTCTGTCCAGTTTGTGTGCCAGTCTTTTGGGAGTCCGGCTACTCTTAGATATTTTTCATCGCTCATGGTATCGATGACTTCCCGAAACTTCTTCATGGCAGTGCTGGTGTTAGTGATGTTTACACCTAGCTCCTGACCAAGGATCTTTCTGATGGCATACAGCCTACCTTTGACGGCCTCTTCTGATATCTGAAATCGTTCAGCCATCTCTGCCTGGGTAGCCCCGTCCAACACCATTTGTATGGTTGCGTGACGTTGCACAGTCAGACCTCGCATTGCGTCATAGACTTGCGTCTGGTCATCTACTTCTCTGCTTGTCACTGGTTCCCTCCCAGAAGCCAGCGACAAAACCATCTCTTTCAATTGCTGGACCTGTGTCTCCAGTATCAAAAGACGGTTTTCCAATTCTTTCGAAATGTCATCTCTCCCATAAACATTTTTAAAAAATCTAAATAAGTTTATAAAAAAACAAGTAAGTTTGCAACTCTTCAAACTTTAACAGGTCTATCTCGTAACTTTTGGTACTCTTTCTCCCGCTCTTCTTTAGCGATAACATCTTCAATTCGCTGGAGTATGCGACGTTTCCAAGCATCGTCTTTCAAGAACTTCTGCAATGCATACCCCAGCTTGCCTCCCTCATTGTCGGTGTTGGCATTCACATAAAATTCCCCGTTGGGGAAGATCACGATGATTGCTCCCCCCTTCTTAGCGTCGAACACCAGTTCAGTTGCCATTGGCCTGGCTCCTAAGTGCTGGCAATTCAAGTGCGTTGTCCCTCACTCTCATCTCTTCTTTGTAATTGTTTCTCTCCAGTATTCTTTGTTCCCTTATGTCGGCCTTGTCATAGGTCTTTAGGTACACGACAATCTTATGCAGTAAGTTCCGGCATTCAACATCGACCTTCCCAGTGGTTAGCCCTTCGGCAATGTGCTTCAACTTTCTAAGTTTGTTTCGGCTGCCGTCTTCATGCCGACACATTTCCAGTATGGTCGTAAGCAATGCTTTCTGTGACTCCTGACAGACTAGCTCCGCGCATTCTGCGCGAACAGTCATCTCCTCTAACCGTTCCTCCATATTGTGAACCCCCTTTTATTTTCATCATCGTATTTAAATTCATGCCTAGCTTTGGAATTCATATCTCTCTCTTTCAGAGTCCGATATCCAATGCCCTTAAGTTCCCAGCGGTCACTCAACCGATAAACTTTTTTCGTCGTTTTTCCGCAGCTCTTGTCTCGCTCACGATCCAGATACTTGCATCGTGCAACTATGGCTGCTTGCATTTTGTTGCGAACAATTCCCGGTTCTTCACCTGGTGGGTCTTCATAATTTCTCAGCAAGCGAAACTGCATCTCGCTGAAGAAGTAGTTCTCACCAATAGGGATCTCATCGATTGGGGTTTTATTACACACCCACTGGTTCTTTCTGCCCCTAGTCACGGCAAGTCTGCCACTAGTACTAACAGGATTAGGAACATCGCCATCATCGCACCAAAAGCAACCGCTTCAAACGCGAACATCAAGACCGGATGTCGTTGCCGAAACCGATCTTCCATCTCATCAAACCAGCGCATAATCGTCTGCCTTGGATGGTTTAGTTTTGAAGAACCCGTCGTACTGGGGGTACTCTTCCATAAATAGTCGGGCATAAAATGCACGATGGTTGTTGCACAGTTTGAATTCCTGATCCTCACTGCCCGTTTCATGGTTCCACCGGATGACTTCGAAGATCTGGTTAATCGAGCCGTTCTTTCTGCCTCGTTTAATCCCTTCCAGTGCATACCTAGTGATCAGATTAAAGACGCGGGGATGATCCTTGTGGAAGGCTTCCCATTCTTTTTTCATTTGATAGCCAGTCTTCCTCATATCGTTGGCCTCCGCTTTGGCAGGGGCACCGGAACGTAATACTCTACGACGTTCTCCTCACAGGTGTTCTTGTGAATTCGCACCTTGTAAGTATCCATTGTCTCTTGGCTGACCTCTTGCAGTTTATCCATAATTGCCAGACGGCAATCAGCTAATTCATCGTAAGGGTCATCGAAAGTTATGTGCTGTATCACGCGAACATCTTTGAATGCTGCGGGAATAAATGGGCTGGGATCTTTGTAGCTAACAGCTACAAGAGCCACCCAGAAAGTGGTTTTTGCTAAGAGCATGTGGTGAAACTCCTAAGTTTGTTGTGTCTAAAAAGATTTTTAAAAAATCTAATTCGTTTTAATATATAGAAACTTTTTTAAAACTTCTAGTAACTTTTTTATAACAATGATATTCTTTGTTTGTTGCGAAATCGAGATTGGGTTTTCCATTCTCTCCCAGATTACCCAGTCTCGATGTGCTACTTCGTAACTCTTTTCCTTTGTGTTTGTTAACGGGGAGCGGGGGGTCACACCCCCCCCGCTTTCGTTTGCGACGTTACTCCCCTCTTCCTGTCTCTTCCCAACGTGACCTGATAACTTTTTTATCGACGCCTATTAGTTGTCTGGGGCCACCCACTAAGTTGGAGAAATGAACCCAATTCAACAGGTCTTGAATTCCCCTCTTTGTGGTGGTGAAGTCGTAGGAGTAGAGGTTTAGGGAGTAATCTGCATGGTTGTCACTATATTCTAAACCCTCTTTCATATAGTACTTGTTGGCCTCTTTTTTAGTTGAGAACCAAACACGTTGAGTATCGCTAAAGTCCTCCGTCCTGTATTCTACACAGTACAGTCTCATCCTGGCCTCCTAGTATTCTGATGGTAGCATGAATGTGTAAGAACCCAGTTCATTCTGGCACAGCCAGATCGTCACCTCATCCTCCGGCAGATCGACAGAGTTGTATCGTCTTTTAAACAGGACAGTGTCGTTGCCATCAGTGATGGTAAGAATGCCCCTGCGACGTTCACATGTTGCAACCAGCATCGGCTGCCCCTGCAACTTTTCGCGGTCTTTACCAAAGTTGATGATCGCATCAATGTCGGTGATCAACCAGCCGGATCTGCCTTTTGTGGCGAGGTGCTGCACCCCTTCCGTGATGATTGATTTGGAGAAACCTCCCAGCTTGAAAAATTGAGAGCTACCAGTGAATTCGTTTAAGTTTACCATTTAGTTTACCTCTTGGGTTGTTGTGGTTGTGGTGCCTGATGCACCCCAGAGCGGGGGGCCTGGACCCCCCGATTTAGGCTAGATCAGGTTACTCCTCTTCGAGTTCTATTACATGCCAGTGTGATTTTAACGGCTGGTCTTCGATGGTCTTGTCATGTTCGACAACAGTCATTCCGGTGTCGGAAACAAATGCGTGGTGTAGCGACTCCTTCAATAGGCTTAATTCCTTACAGAGGTAATCTAGCTGTTCAATTGGCGATGCATTCTGCAACGTTTCACTGCCCCCAAAATCCAGAGTATCATCGATATACTCGTAGATATATTTGGTTGCGACTGTGCTATCACCCCAGCCCCCATCCAACTGGGTTAAATCATCAGCCACTTCGCAAACCTTGACCTGTGCCTCCTTCTTCGCACGTTCAACCTCCAACTCGCTAAGACTGGAGGCAAGGTCTTCAGCCATCGCTACAGCCCGTTGTGCTTGCTCTTCAGTTGGTGCATCAACAGCCAACTTCAACGCAAGAACCAAAGCTTCATAATCGTTTGCTGGTCCAGTCATTTTTATTTTTCCCTTTCCTTCATAAATTCAATTGTTGCTGACATTATCCGGCCTACCCCATCACGTTTTACTGTGACAGGGTAATAGCCATCACCGTCGCCAGTGCTTACAACAACACCAACCCCTTCGAAGCCATCTTTTTCATTGATTGTGATAGCCGGATTTTTCCCGCGCATTTCTTTGCATAAAGCCTTCCAGTTTTGCGCTTGCGGGTTATTTGCAAGACCCCAGTCCTCACCCTCATCGGGAACGAACTCGCAGGGGTCGCCTATCCAGCACATGCCAGCATTGACGTTGATATATCCGGCAACTTCAGTTGTAGGCTCTTGCTCTAAACGTGCAAGTATTTCCTCTAATTCTTTTTTATCTTCTTCAGTCATTATTCCTCTCCCTCTTTAAGCATGTAGGCAACTTCCAGTGTATCCTCGTCGAGTATGACAGCGAGGTATCGCAGTTCTTGTTCGTTCCATTCCTCTAAAAGCTGACCTAGCGGAATAAACTCCGCAAAGTCATCGCGAGACACAGC